TGTTGTATCTGGTACAGCAAATGATGGGGAAACAGTATCTATTGGTGATGAAGTATACGAGCTTGATGCAGATGATTCGGTTATAGAAGGTAACATCGCTGTTGATATTTCCGGTGGCACAAAAGGCCAGGCAACTGCTAAATTAACTCTTTCCGGGAGTGTTGGCGAAGGTGAAACATTTAGTATTGGCGATGAAACTTATGAAGCGGACTATGACGGTGAAGTCGAAGAAGGAAATATTCAAGTAGACTTATCCGGAGCATTAGGTGCCGATTATGCAGTAGGTGTATTTACCATAACAGGTAATGTTGCTGACGGTGAAACCGTAACACTTGGAACTACGATTTTTGAATTTGACACTAATAATACGGTAACCCCGGGTAATATCAAAGTCAATGTGGCCGGCAATGTTGATAAGCAATCCGCATGTATTGCACTTGCAACAGCTATTGAGGAAGAACTGAACGGATTATTTGATGCAGTAGCTGCAGCGGTTGAGAGTGATTTTAAAGTTACTGTAACCGCAAGAATTAAAGGCACGCACATGAATGTAGCCAGTACGAAAGTCTGCACCAATGGTGCATGGGGTAATACTGTGTTAGTAGGTGGCGCAGATGCTACTAATGAAGGCGCAGCAGCTGCAATAATTTCAACATTCGATGCTGAGACTGCTTACGATATAGACGCAGCAGCTGATGGTACTACCGCAATCGACTTTACAGCAGATATTGCAGGTGCTCTTGACGGAAGCATCGGTAACAGTATTGCAGTCGATGCAGAGGATTTAGTAAGTGGTGCATTTGGAACAGATCATCTGGCTGGAGGGTATGACTGCAGCGAAGCAGAAGCAGGTGCAGCTTTACTTCTTGCTATTGATACTGAATCAGCAATTGTTGACGCCACAGATGGTGGAAGCAATGATGTAACCGTAACAGCCAAAACTAAAGGTATCGCAGGAAATAGTATTGCACTTGATGAGGATATGGGTAATGGCGAATGGACTGGCGGAGCTGTTGCCTTAAGCGGCGGCATAGACGGGACTGTTGGTGCTAAAGGTGATGTATTCTTTGATGCCAGCTATCTATATGTATGCACTGCTGATAATACAATAGCAGATGCCAACTGGAAAAAAGCAGCTTTAGGCTAGAACAATAAAGATACTTAATTAGACATGCCTTTTAAGTCTAAAGCCTAACAGGGGTTTCTATTTGCAAAACACCCAAATATTGCCAGACGATGGGCTAAGATAACAAATTTTAAATCCTTGCCTAAAAAGGCTAGGAAGAAAAAGAAAGGAAAATAATATGCCGAAACCTAAAAGTAAAAAGTCAGGCGGGTTGACTGCAAAGCAGAAGAAAAAACTTCCTCCGGCATTGCAAAAAGCCATCCTGAAAAGGAAAGGAAAAAAATAATGGGACTTGCAGCATTTAATAGGGCTCGAATGAGACAGGCAGAAGAGCATAGGCAAAGGGTGAAAGCGCAGCAATCTAAGATTGTTGCAACAGTGACTGTAGAAAATTTGGAGCCGGCAGATCCTGAAGTAATTGAGAAAATAGCAGAGCCCACAAGCGAACCTATGGAAGAAGTAAAAGCTGAAATTGGTAAAGAAAATGAGCTTGTGGTACCTGAAAAGCCAAAAGGTACAACTAAAGGCAAACCAAAGAAAAAGGGTAAATAGATGGCAATCGCAACACTATCTGAAATTAAAGTATTACTGCAAATAACTGACAGTACGAAAGATACGCTTATCACTGCGCTTATTCCTATTGTGGAAAGCGATATTTTAGAGTACTTAAATAATGATTTTGCTGATGAATATCCTACTGCCTTAAAAGTCTATGTTGCCAATATGATAAATTTTAGGATACAGAAGCCTAAAGATGGAATCTCCTCAGAATCTATCTCCAGGTATTCTGTATCCTATAAATCTGATGCTGAATTCATTGCCGGTTATCCTTCTTCCATAGTAAAGGGTCTTGATAAGTGGAGAAAAGTCAAATGGCAATAGAGGATTATTTCAATACAGAACTGACAGTCCAGTCATCAGCTGCAGCAGCAAGTGGAGATATGGGAGGAGCTGGAGGCGCATGGAGCGATACTACAGTAAAAATTAAGGGATCTCTTGACAGGCTATCAGGTTCCAAAAGCGGTATTGCTGCACAGTTTATTGAGACTGCTACCCATGTTTTTCTATGTCCTGCAAGTTCTGCAGTTACTACGGCCAACAGGTTAAAAGAAGGCAGTAACATTTACCGGATTCTTTATATCGATACTCCCCTAAATATGAGTCATCACTTGGAAATTATACTTGAACTTCTTGGAGTAAAATAATGAGCTCTAATTACGAACCACATTTTGAAGATTTTAAAAAAAAGTTATCAGAAGCTACTTCGAGAACCTTACATGCCATCGGAATATTTGTTACCGGAGAAACTCAAGTAAGGTGTCCTGTAAAAACCGGGAATCTAAGAGGCAGCTATACCCATGAAATAAATGAAAAAGAAAGTTCTGTAACTATTGGAACTCCTGTTGAGTATGGACCTCATGTTGAGCTAGGAACTTATAAGATGAAAGCTCAGCCACACTTGCGGCCTGCTGTAGAGAAAAATATTTCAAGGATTGAAAACATAGTGAGGGAAAACTTAAATGTTGGATAAATTAGTTAAATATACTGTAACAAAATTGAAAGCTCTAAAAGGCAATTCTTATGTTTATAACGAAAAGGTACCCGAAGATGTTGATCCTGTATTTCCTTATATAGTTTTTAGTATTGGCACAACGCAGACCATACAGGAACAAGACTTGTATATTCTGGAGCTAGATCTATGGCATAACGATCCAACAAATACTGGACTGGCAGCACTAGAGGCTTTGGTAAATGCTATTGACGGCAATGGAAGCAGTTTAAATCCTACCGGGTTAAATGAACATAAATATTTTAACAGCGATATTCAGGCCTGGTTTCAAAGGATTTCAAGATTATCCATACCTGATCCTGAACCGACAATCAGGAGAAGGCAGTTAAGATATTTGGTAAAAACAAGATTTTTAAATTAGAAGGAGATAAAAAATGGGACAGGAATTAACAACTGAACAAATAGAAAATATCGTAATTGATGCAGGCGTTGTCTATATCAATTATGGTGAAATAGGGGAGCGAATACTTGCTCCAACAAGAGGAGGCAATGGATTTGTTGTTGAGCGAACAATAAAAGACATTCTCTATGATGGCAGGAAAGGTAAAACTAAGGGCATGAGAAGAATCATAGAAGAAAATGCAAAGCTTACTGTCGCTCTTATGGATCTTAGCATGGATAATCTTGCACTGGCTCTTGCAGGTGCAACTTTTAGTAATGCCGATAGGTACGCAAGAATTACTGAGTATCTTGGAGTAGGTGCTGCAGGGACGGATCCTGAAGTACTTACACTGGCCCAAACTCCTATAAATCCAACAGTTACAGGTTCGATGGAATTCTGGATTGCTGGTGTAAAAGTGGCCTGGACTTATGGAACTCAATATACAATTTCAGGTACCACTCTTACAATCGCTTCAAACTATGTCACCACAGGTCAGGAAGTAGTTGTATCTTACAAGTACGACACAGGTGCCAATGATTCAACCATAGTTCCGGGGGATATCTCGGATTCTGATTACATAACAAATGTTGCAATTGTAGGGGTTGATCTTGAAGGCAAGTCAAAAATTATCTACGTTTATAACGCTCTTTCAGACAATAACTTTGGCTGGAAGATGGTAGATAAAGACGAGTCTGTATTAACTGTAGACTTTAGCGCCCATTGGGATCCGGAAGATTTGGATCCTGCAACTTCACCGCCTTACAAAATTGTAGAGGTAGCTGCTTAAGATCTTATTTTAAATAGGGGAATCCATGACAATATGAGTGTTTCGGTCGCCTGTTAGGTAGAAGAACTGAGAGCAATTCTAACAGGCTTCCCCTAAATTTAGAGTTGGCAAAATATTAATTATTAAATAAATGAAAGGTAAGTATGGAAGAGAAGGAATTGGTTATAAGAGAAATAATCTTTGATGACATCTATGAATTTTTAAAAATTATCGAAGATGTAAAAATCAATTTGGCAATTTCAACTGACGATCAAGGCAAAAATAAATTTGCGATTGGAGTTGAATTTATAAAATTAATCATTGCAAACTTTTATACTGCCAGAGAAAAAACTGATAAGTTTCTTGGCTCACTGGTAGGACTCTCCGGAGAAGAGTTTGGTAAACTTCCTTTAAAAAAATCTGCTCCGGTCCTTAGTGCATTTATTAAGGAGGCAAAAGAAGCCGATTTTTTCGCATTATTTTCTTCTATTCTTCCCCGGAAGAAATAATAGACATATTCCTTATCCGGTACTCAAATATTGATTTTATAATGAAGATGCCTGCTAGAGAAGGCATTAAACTACTCTTAAAAGCAATAGAAAAAAATAACGAAAAGCAAGTTTGGGAATTTTATCTTGCTGTATATGTTCACTTAAAGAAAAAAGTATCTTTCGAACAATTTTATTCTGAGATGAAAGCGAAGGCAAAATCAGAAAATAAATCAAAACAGCTTAGCAAAGATGAAATAATTGCAATGGCGGAAGAAATTAGGATAAGACACCTTACACAATCCAAAGAAAAAATAAAAGTTAAAAAATAAATGGATATATTTACACTATCAGGAAAATTTATATTAGAAGGCAAAGAAGCTCTTCTTGGTGGTCTTGATCAGGTTGACAAAAAGGCTGGATCAGCTAGTTTGTCATTAGGCAAAATGGCTGCTGCAATAGGTCTTGGCGGCGGTGCAATCGTACTTGCTAAAAAAGGCTTTGACCTGTTTGTTGACAGTTTAAAAGAAGGTATTGAGTTTATACAAGATACTATTAATGAAGCAGGGCAGCAGGAAAGTGCATTAGTTAGGTTAAATGCAATACTTAAAGCTACTAATCAATACACTGAAGAAAACTCTGAGGCGCTTATTGAAAATTCCAAGGCATTGCAGGATAAAACCATTTATACCGATGAAGAGGTTCTGGCCGCAGAGGCACAACTTGCAATATACAAGTTGACAAAAGATGAAATGATTGAAGCCACGTCAGTTATTGCTGATATGGCAGCTGCTATGGATACTGACCTGGGTTCTGCTGCTTCTATGGCCGGTAAAGCTATGGAAGGCATTGTTACACCGCTTAGGCGTTATGGAATCATACTTGATGAAGAAAGATACAAAACTGAAGGAGCTTCTTACGTTCTTGAAGTGCTGCGTAGCCGGTTCCAGGGTGTAGCTGAGGAAGCTGCAAATACTTCCGAAGGATTAAAAAAACAAATTGGTAATCAACTTGGAGAACTTAAGGAAACTATCGGAGGCGCATTCCTGCCGACGCTAAAAACCTTAATGGATGGGTTCCTACATGGAACTCCGATTGTAAATGATTTTGGGGAAGAAATAGGAAGAACTAAAAGCCCGTTATCTAATTTGCAAGACTTTGCAGGTAAAGCAGCAGAAAAGATAAAAAGCTTTCTGGATAAGTTATCAAGCGCTGACTGGTCATCAGCAGTTGAAGGTTTAAAGTTAATTGGGCGAACATTAAGTGCATTAATTACTGGCAATTCAAGCTTTGAAATGACGGACCAAAAAGCTCAGGATTTTGCTGATACGCTTGCTGAAATTACAAAGACCGTTGCAGGTTTTACTAACGCTGTAAATATGACAAGCCAGGCATTAGTGATTTTATATAAAGTATGGGATTTAATCACTATGGGCGGCCCGATTGGAATATTTAGGGAGGGTGTAGAGCAACTTACATATTCTATACAGGGTAATAAAGATGCAATAATTGCAAATATTCAGGAGCAAATAAATTTAGATTCAAAGTTTCAGGATATCTCGGACAGCCTAGTAAGGCTTGTAGAAACTGGTGAAAATTTTGGAAAGACAACTGATCAGTCAAGTGACAGTCTTAACAATAATGCCCAAGCGGCTGATACAGCAACACAGGCATTAGATGAAAACAGCCAGGCTCAAGAAAATAACGCTGAAGCAACAGAAAAAGATACTCAAGCAATTAATAATGAACGTGATGCTTTCAACTCACTGATAGATACCTTATTTGACAGTATTACCTCTTACAATGACTTTCAGGAGGCAAACTGGGCCGTTGAAGAAGCACAAAAAGCATTAACTGAAGCAATTAAACAATATGGTAAAGGCTCAAAAGAAGCGGAACAGGCCCAAAATGATTTAGACAGAGCAAATATAACTGCTATTGAAACTGCTTTTAAATTATCAACAGCCATTGGTGCTACTACTGAGGAGCAGGAAGAAGCCAGAAATAAAGCTATTGAACTTGGTTTTGAATATATAAATACAGGACAAATAAGTGAAGAAGCTTTTATAAAAATGGCATCTCAATTTGGCTTAAGCGTTGAAGATATTATAGGAAACGCTAAAGCAATGGGCATTAAATTAGATGAAGCAACGATTAGCAGAATAGTAACAGTTGGAATGAATACCGAAGGCGTAGAAGCTGGTGTAAGAGGTGTATGGAAAACAATTGCTGGACTTCCAATATTTATAGATATTCCTGTTTACATCGGCAAAAATGCAAACAATTTAGCTGGACTGGTAAACGCACCTGGTGTGGCTGAAGGAGGATTGGTTACAAGTCCAGGATCTGTTCTAGTAGGTGAGTATGGACCGGAACTGTTAAATTTACCAACAGGAGCAAAAGTAACTCCGCTGGAAAAAGCAAATAATGGGAAATCTCCAATAATAAATATATATCCTCAATGGAATCAGGAATTTACGGATCAGACCGTATTAAGACTAATAAGGCAAGAGCTAGGAAAGGTATCTTAAATGTTAGATTGTCCTTATGATTATAAAAATTTTATTTTAAATTCTGGTCTCTTATATCATCTCACTGCAGTTGAAGGTCTCGATGATGCGGAGATCCGGGAAGCAAGGGAAAATAGAGCAGCTCAGCATGGGCAGACAGATTATAATACTCTTCTGGGTAGCCGGCTAATTACTTTAAAGGGTGAGATTATTGCTAGCAGTATTTCACAAAGGAATCAGGCAAGACAGACTCTTCTTGATACTTTTGTAAAAGATGGATCTTACAGCTGGCTTAAATGGCAACCTACCGGTGACAGTATTGCAAAACAAATATATTGTAAGGTTTTTTCCCGTGGAGTAGACGATAATCTTTCAGGCAGCGATTCTCTGGCCAGAGATTTTTTAATTAATTTACTTGCAGTAGATCCGCTTATCTATTCCCAGACTGAACAGATCATAAACATAAATATAGCAAGCTCAGCAGGCGGTTTTGCATCACCGTTACTTTCGCCTCTGGATTCTTCACTGATACAAACCGGAGGCAGGGCAACCTGTAACAACGAAGGTAATTTTGAATGCCTTCCAACAGTTAAAATGTATGGACCGCTGACAAATCCCCGGATAAAGAATAACACTGACGACAGTAAAGAAATAAAAGTTAATATTGAAGTTGACCCCGGCAATTACTTAGAAATAGATTTTAAAAATAAAACCATCATGTTAAACGGCGTTACATCGATGTATGCATATAAAGATAATACAAGCCTGTGGTTTGCAATAAAACCGGGCAACAATGATATAGAATTCAGGGATGGCGGCGGTGATCCTACCGGATACTGTCAGGTAATTTTTCGTTCTTCATGGAATTAATATATAAGCAAGGAGTTTTAAAATGGCTGAAGTTAAACCGTTATTTTTAGATACTGAGTCTTATCCTTTTAAGTATTTAAGGCAGTTCTGGAAAAATTTACTATCTGAAGGAATACTGTCAAGTGATGCTCTGCAGGTAACACAATCCGATACACCGGCAATGACTGTTAAGGTAGGTAAAAAATTTGCACTGGTGCAAAATGATGAAGCTGATAATTTAGGGCATTATTTAATTGAAAATGATGATTATGTTACCAAAACTATTGCAGCTGCAGATCCGTCAAATCCAAGAGTAGACAGAGTTATATATCAAATCTATGATAGTACTGATATAGGTGGAGCTGAGGATAAAGGGGAATTTAAAGTATTAACCGGTACTCCAGCAGGCTCACCATCACCAGAAGCTTTGCCCGACAATGCTTTGGATTTAGCTCTCGTTGCTGTGGCCGCAGGTGCTGCTACAATTACCAATGCAAATATTACGGACCAGAGAAGCTTAGCAAGTTTTCAGGCAGGCATCTATAAGTTCTTAAGCTTTCCTGAAACTCCTGTAAGTGCACCTACTACAAATTATCAGGTCCCAAATAAAAAATATGTTGATGATTTGCTTGCAGCACTGCCATCTACTGTGCAGCCTAACTTAATTATCAACTCTGTATTTATAGATACCAATGAAGATAACCTTCCTAGCTGGTGGTCATTGCTGGCAACTCCAACGCTAGTAATAGCAGCCGATACTCTTTGTGGATTTAACGATAACCACAAACAAATAACTATAACTGGCTCGGGTGCAGCAAATGAAGGAATACAAATAGCAGGTGGTACAAATAACTGGTTAAAAGTAAGACCATCTACTACATATATATTTTCAATTTACTATAAGGTAACAGCAGGGGATAACCTATCTGTACACATTCACTCTTATAATGGAGCAGCTGAAGGCACTGCGCATGTTACAAAAACAGACCTTAATTCCACAACAGCAGCAAGATACACAGTTTCTTTTACAACTGATGCAAATGCTACAAATCTGCATATAGAACTTAAAGCTACTGCTGACGGTGATATATGCATAGTATCTCATCCTAAACTTGAACTTGGTTCTATAGCTTCAGCTTACTGTGCATCCAATAAGTTATTATTTGGTTTCTGGAACGCTCAAAGCATGAATGTAGATTTTTCTACTGCTGTTCCTGCAACGCTTACGGAAAGCAATGGAGATGCTGACCAGTTGGCTAAAAAGACAATGGACTTTACAAAGTTAGATGTTGTTGGGCTTGAGATACCAATACCTCCACAATATGATGGCGGACCTGTACTGGTTCAATATAGATTTAAAGGTCCTGCTGCTTCAAAAACTCACACGATGGAATTTGCAATAATCTCAAGAGGACTCTCTGATGCTTATGATGGAGCAGTAGGAGCGTTTGTTGAACTAGGTCAGGACACATCAGACGGAACTATCGGAGATATTCAGATTTATGAAAAACTGGTAGCTGCTGCTGATATTGGAATGGTAGCAGGCAAACGTTGGGGATGTATCTTAAGACGTAAAAACGCTGGTGGAGATGATGCTGATGAAGTATCACTACTTGATTTTATGATACAGATGATAGGAGTATAAGATATGGGTAGTGCAATAATATATCCTCAATATGATACCTATGTAGATGAAAATCTTCCAACTACTAATTTTGATACCAGTAACATAGTAGCGATTATGGAGCACACAAATCCCTGGGCTAAAAGAACATATATGAAATGGGATTTATCCTCAATTCCAGGGACTAAGATTACATCTGCAATTTTATATCTCTATTGTACTTATGAGGGTGGAGATATCGCAACCTATAAAGTAACATCGTCTTGGAACTCTGCCACAATGACTTGGAACTCAGGACAACCCTCAGTAGATGGCACCAATTTACATACTTGGTCTCCATCAGTAGTAAATACTTGGTATAACAGTGGAAGTGATCTAAATGCATTAGTGCAAAGTTGGAAAAATGGAACTATAACAAATTATGGACTGGCAATTTACGCTCCAACTAATATCGGTCCTATTTATTTTTCAAGCAATGATGCAGCTTCAAATAAACCATATTTTTTGATTACGTATCCATCAGCGGGTGGCTTCTCAGGTTTTGGTCCAGTCTATACGTTCTTTAAAGATGCATTTGACAGTAATAGAAAACTTTGGACAGCAAAGAAAAAATTGATATTACCGAAAGATTTGGGGTTTAGCTATTAATGAATAAGTATTGCTTAAAAATTAAAGACAGCAATGGAGTAAATATCGGAGAGATAACAGACTGGAAGCCGTTTAATATTACATGGGAATTAAACAGGGAAGGCTCACTATCTTTTAATCGCTCAATAGATGCTACTGTGTTTACCGAGTCAACTCTTTATCCCTTAAAGCATTTTATAGATGTGTACCGCTACAATAAAAAAATCTGGAGCGGAATATTAACACAAGTAAATCCACGTCTTGATGAAAATTATGGTGATATGGGTTTAACCTTCAACGGCTTTCTCTGGCTGTTAAGAAAAATGAAAGTGTCACCTTCGGGAAGGATATTTTCGGCAGTTGACCAGGGAGATATCCTTTGGAGCTTAATTGACCAGTTTCAAAGTTTACCAAATGGAAACTGGACAATTACCCAGGGAGTTACAGAAACAGGCACGACAAGAGATAGAACATACGAGCCATTAAAAGACATGTACGATGCAGCTATTGAAATGACGGAGATTATAAATGGCTGCGATGTAGAAATAACTGATGATATGGTATTTAATGCATATGCTCATAAAGGCATAAAGTTAAAACATGTTTTTGAATATGGAAAGAACATAAAAAAAATTGATTTCAGCATAGACGGCAAAGATGTGATAAACCAGTCTTTTGCTGTTGGTAAAAGTTCCACAGCAGATATATTTTATAATGTTGCCCATGACATGCAATCGCAGGAAGTTTATAAACTTCTCCAGGGAGTATTTTCTTTTCCATCAGTAGAGCTTGAGGATACATTAGCTGAGCATGCAAAAGAATGCGCCTCAGCTTACAGCCAGCCAATCAAAGTTTATGGCTGTGAGCTGTACCCGACAGATGATCCTACTTTTGGAGCTTACTCTGTTGGAGATGAAATAAGGCTTATTGCTAAAAAGGAATATGTAAATATCGATGTCTATAAAAGGATACAAAAAATTACACTTTCTGTTGATCAGGAAGAAAAGGAAAGCATAAAGGTTGATTTTATATAATGTATAAATATTCCAAAAATGATGTTATTGAAAAACTTGAAAACAGGTTAAGGCTTTTTGAAGAGAAGATAAATTCTTTAACCAAGCGTGGTGTAGGCGGTGGAGGCAATCCAATGACTGCTCTGCAGATCCTTGCAGCTCTGCTTACTGTTGATGGTACCGGATCAACTCTTGATGCTGATAAATTAGATGGACAGCATGCAAGTGATTTTGCCTCAATACCAAGTGGAGCAATAGTATTATGGAAAGGCACTATTGCTACTATCCCTTCAGGCTGGTATTTATGCAATGGATTAAATGGAACTCCGGATCTGCGTGATAAATTCGTTGTTGGAGCAAAACAGGATGATAGCGGTGTAGCTAAAACAAATATTACCGGTAGCTTATTGCAATCCGGTGGAGCAAATACTCATGACCATGATAATCACTCTGACCATGTTTTCACTCAGCCATCAGCTCATACTATAAGCTCTCATACCGGAACGGCTGTTGGAGACCACGGTAACCATGTCCATAGTGGACCGGCTGATCATGCTGCACATACACATAACCAAGGAACACTGGCAACTACCGACCATGCTACAACATCTAAAAGTGTGTCTGGTTCTGGTACAACACTGACAACTGGCAAGACACATAGCATATCTGGTAATACCGGGAATCCATCAGCTGCGCTATCACATGGCAATACCGGTAATGAGACAGCAACACTTTCGCACAGCGTAACACAGCCATCGGATCACAGCTCTTTATCTCATAGTGGTGGAGCTGTGGATAGCCATAGCGCACATTCAACAGAAAATAATATACCAGCATTTTATTCACTTGCGTTTATTATGAAAGCTTAGGAAGAGGAGATTATATGTGTCCATTTTTAAGGAAGCAATGTATAAAAGAGAAATGCAAACTTTGGCAGGAATTTGAAAATACGGATACCAAGGAGAAAGTTTACGGCTGTGCTTTTCTATGGACCAATATTTTGCTAATCGAATTAAAAAATGAAATTAATAAATCTAAAGAAAAGGTTTAAATCATGGCAGTTAAAATAAAAATCTTTGAAGGTAAACTAGAGAAGCCAAGCACAGATTCTATAATTAAACCATCCAACATTGTCTCTGCAATTATTGATCAGATAAGTCTTGCAGTAGCAAAAAATACCAAAAAATATATGGTTAATAAAAAGTCTATAAAAATTATTCTGATACTTAAAGAAATGTCAGAAGCAGATGAAAATATAGTGATCTAATGTGTGTCTTAGAAAAAATTTTATGCAGTTATTGCCTACTACTTTTGGTAGGCATTTTTATTTATATAATGATTTTATTTTTTGGGAGGCTTAAATGACAGCAGCACAACTCGAAGCAATTGGAGATGAATTCCTAGGTTGTATGACTAATGAGAACATGCAAATAGCAGAAGACCTATACGGGAAAATAAAGTCATTATCCGGGGAAGAAAAGAAGTATCTAAAACTATACATGAATACAAAAATGACACTCGAGCGCAGCGGCTGCATGATTCTATTTGCGGAAATACGGAAATCTTTAGATTTAATTTTTAAAGAGCTTAGAGAAATAAAGGCAAAAGCATTTGGCAAATAATTTAAATACTGATGATGATAATTTAATAGATGAAAGTAATGGAAGCCTTCTTACACAGATACAAATTTTACGGAAGAAAGTAAATTCTTTTACCAAGTGGAAGATAATAATCACCTTATATATGATCGCTTCCGGAGGGCTTATAAGTTTTTTAATTTATGCATTATATAACCATTTAGTTAAATAGGGTGAATAAATGACATATCTTGGCATAACAATGGATGTTTCAGGAGTTATTCCCGGGATTCAAATAATAGAACATAGGATCTTACATTACATTGACCCAAACCTTTCTGATGACCAAATAAAACATCAACTTGCTTTTGGTTACTATACTGATTTTGCTTTTTCAAAACCATTAACTTTAAGTGGAATACTTGACGACTGTATAAAATATAAAGTTATTCCAATAGTAAATTTATGCATAACAGAAGGCAGTTGGAAAAAACACACTAGACTTACTCCAGAGCAAGCAGCAAAGATTGGTGGTTTATTAAGAGATTATTTAAAAAGCAGGGGATTTATAAAAGGAACTGCTTATCAAGCGTTATTTAATGAACCAAATACTCAAGTTAATCTTACTTCAAAACAAGTATGCGATTATACAAATGTTTTTCACAATAAAGTTGGAGCAGATTTTGATGTAGTTTATGGCAATGATGAATTTGGAAATCTTGACTGGAATTACTTGGGCACTAATTGTAAAGCGAAAATTCAAGGTGTCCACCCATTGTCAAGTTTAGGATCTTGGGCTGAACCTAAAAAATATTTTACTAATATAAGAGACTGGAAAACTATTGCAAATCAATATAACAAGGATGTTATAGCAATTGAATCCGGCAGCTGGTTTAAAGATTATCAATCAGACGATGGTCATAAAATAAACTTAGAAATTATGGCTGAGTGTAAAAAATATGATTATCTTGGCTGCTTGATAGTGCTTCCTGACATAAACCAGGAGTCAAGAAAAAGATGGAATCTCTTGGGCTATAGAGTATGGAACTCTGACTTTACGCAAATAGTGTCTCAAAACGAACAAAAGTTTAATGAATTTATTGAATTTGTAAAAAGGGAGGGAAAACAGATGGAATATTTAAGACCTGATGAGCTGCAAGCTGTTTGTGATTTTTTTGGGATAAAATTTCCTTACAATGAAAACCTGCCGAATACCTTTGTAGCTGGAAGGAAAGACCCTAACAAGATGATTACCTGGGCGGACCTTGACGCAATGGAAGAAACAAAATTTAAGACATTGATTTCTGCATTTAAAAAAATGGGACTTGCTGTCCCTGATTATCCAAATATCAAATATAACTCTGATGGGACCTGGAACAGCAATTGGCAACTCTATGCAAGGAGTAAAACAAAACCATGATAACAGAAAACACATCACTCTCAGGAATATTTTCTGGTACCTGGGAAAATTTACATTTACAATTTATTGGAGTTAATCCCAGCTACAAAGACAAAGATAAATTAATAAATCTTGCAAAGCTTTATATTAAATTCGGTAAGATATTCGCAATACGAGCAGATCTGGCCTGGGCCCAGATGGAGCATGAAACAGGGTGTCTTGAATATACCGGAATTGCAAAACCTGAATGGAATAATTTTGCAGGTATTGGAGTTACCGGAGCTCCTGGAGTCGGCAATAGATTTGCCACAGAAGAGCTTGGAGTTATAGCGCATTTTGCACATCTGGCCTGGTATATATATCCCGGTCATGTTTGTGAGTACTGCAATAAAACTTATGATCCACGGCATTTTGGATTTAAGCATAATTATAATGGCAACAGTAACCTTGATAGGCTCTCGGGGAGCTGGGCAGTACCCGGGGAAACTTATGCGCAGGCAATTGCAAAACTTGCAAATTTAATTTTGTTTGATGTCCAAATAGATAAATATGATCTAATCATTCAGATGGGCCATGTTGGCCGCACTTCAGGTTTTACCGGTGCTGCAGGGGAGCAGGCTTTCACAAAAGCACTTGGAGCAGCGTTATATAAAAAATTTACTGCAGATAAATTGAAGGTCCGATTGATGGGAGCTGATAACTGGTTACTTCCACAGCCAAATAAAACCAGACTGTTCTTTGCTATTCATGCTGATGGGTCATTAAATAAAAATGCAAGGGGAATCTCTGTTGGATATCCGGAAAAATCAAATCCAGTCTTTTCACTCCAAATTAAAAATAGTTACAGGCTTTTAAATGGTTTTTCTGCACGACCAGATAATTATACTAAAGATCTAAAGAATTATTATGCTTGGAGATTAAACCATGTCCAGGCTGATTATTATTGTTTGCTCGAGCATGGATTTATGACTAACCAAATAGAGCGTGATTACATGAATAACCATACTGGAGAAATTGCAGATTGTCATTTTGGAACAATTAAGCAATTTTTAAAAGAGTATTTTTAATATGATTGGAAAAGTTTTACTAAGGAGGTGATACTATGTTATTAATTTTAAAACCGCTTGTTATAGGATTGGCTATAATTTTATTTCTTGTGATTTTTAATTTTGTCCTGGGAGTAGCAATAGCCTTAAAATTCGGCAAATTCGATTGGAAAAAGTTCCTGGATTTTATGAAGTCCGGACTGCTGCCCTATATTCTGATATGGATATTTTTAGCTGCGGTAAGTATTGGAATTCCATATTTTATAAAATGGCTGGGATATGATATCGGGTTGTCCACGATAATTCCTATTGATTCAATTATAGGGATAGTGTGGTTAGCTATTACATCGAGAGCCATTGCTGATATAACAAAGAATTTTAAGGAACTGGACATCGAAATTAAAAATGCAAAGCTAAATTCTGGTTAAAATTTGGGTCTGTAAAGTATATAACTTTACACCTCGCTGGGCTGCTGGTATCATTATATCGGCAGCCTTTTTTGTTTTAATCCCAGATATGGTCTATATCTTACATTAATTGGAGTTAATGTTAGATAAGGACTACACATCTACCTTCCAAAATATTTGCAGTCTTACTTTATATCCCTGTTTATTATAAGTTATTGCAGGATCAACTATAATTTTATAGATAAACATATTAACTAAATCTCTTTTCCCCAGGTAGTCAAGCTCATCGAATAATTCAAGCACACCACTATTTTGAATGTAATAGTAGATATCTGTAGAATCATCGCTGTAGTTTTCTATTTCTTTTTGCAAGGATATCCTGGCATTTTTTAATTCCTCATTTCTTTTTTTATATTCATCGATGGGAATTATTCCGTCAACATAACCGCCAACAAGCCGAGATATTTTACCGTCAATTTCTTCCAGGTCTCTCTGGTAGTAGTTTTTATCATTTTTAATATTTTTTGTTTTTACCAGGCTATTTTTAATTCTTAATTTCATCTTCTTTATTCTGACTCTTATAAGGTCCATAACGAAGCTATCAATTTTGCCTGTTATCCTGAGTCCGCAGTAATCTTTAGGTATAGCTACGCATTTATAACCGTGATAATACTCCAGCATTATACCGTTTCTTCTCTTGCGGTAGAATTTTCTCATGCCGTACAATTTACCGCCGCATTTTCCGCAATACAAAAATCCTGACAATAAATACTGCATTGGCCGTGTTGTAGATTTAATACTTCTGATCCGGATATTTTGATTTGCTTTTTCAAATAACTCTATGTCTATAAGCGGTTCATGGATTCCATCAAAAGTCTCATTGAAATTTTTAACCTTGCCGATATAGGTTAAGTTTGTAAGGATCCTTATAATTGAGGTGTGTGTAAATTTTTTGTTTTTGCTGGTGTTATGGCTGGACCTATTAAGTAAGTTTGCAATAGATATCGAAGTCATGCCGTTTGCTGCCAGGTCAAATATTTTTCTAACCAGTATTGCTTGCTCCGGATTCTTAACAAGGTTACTTTTAACTATACTGTAACCCAGGGGAGCAATGCCGGTATGCCATAGACCTTGATGGCTCTTTTGGGTAAGTCCTCTTGATATTCTTTGACCTATCAGAGCTCTCTCCAATTTTGCAAAAACTGCCAGCATATCAGACAATGCATCTTTTGTAATATCTGACTGATCTATTATGCCTTCTTTTTCTGTAATTATAGAAGTCTTAGTTTTAACAAGGAGATTTTTAATTGCCCAAAAGTCATTACCACGAGCTATCCTGTCCTGGTTAGTAGCTATCAGGTAATCAGGTTTTAATTTGGGCAGGTCTTCAAGCAATTGCAGCATTGATGGACGTTTTTCAATGGTAGCTCCGCTTATAGCTTCATCTTCATATATCTGGATTATACTGGCCTCATATTTTGCAGCAATCTCTTTTGTGATTCTACGTTGTGCTTCCAGGGTATAAGAGTCCCTTTGGAGTTCAGTTGAGTAACGATGATAGGAAAAGGCTGTTTTCATTTATATAATTTTTAAAAGTTTTACTTCGTTTAACGGTCCTTGTAAAACAAAAGCCATTTTACATTCGCAATGAGGGCATGCTACAACGGAGTTATTATCTAAATAATTTATTTCATCTGCATATATTCTTCTACTGCAATTAAGACAAATAACAAAATTACAATTCTTGGTCCTTATCTCTTTAAATACTATCCTTAATTCATCATCTAGAGTTTTTGCAGAAGGGTGTACAAGATGATGATCAATATACATGTTCCTACCTTTTTTATAGATGGTTCTTGTCTTAATATGACCCTCTTCGTCTTCTGTCTCAATATGATAAAGAAACTGTTTTTTATAATTCATTTTCGATATTATCCTTTTTTAAAAATTTCAATTAACGTAAATGATACTTGTAATAATATTCCAGGTATTAAAAGTGAAACTCCGGTAATTGCATTTTTATTATCTCTTTTTAATATTCCTCCCATAAAAGGATTTGAATCCCAAAATGTCCCACTCATTTTGCTAATATCTGCAGCACTTTTTATTGTTGCTTTTGCTAAAAAATAAGTTCCCAAAATATTTAATATTAATGATGTTCCAATAATTGAAATATCAATCCACATTTATTTTCCTTTTTGGTTGAATAAATTAATAATCTTCAGCAAGATCTCCGCGTCTTCCTCTTTTACTTTAATTTTATATTCTTTATTATCTATTATTATTTTCAGGGTTTCCATTATAAATTATCATTTTTTAACTTTTTTTATTCTATTAAATGACTCAATCTTAACCCTGGCAATCCAGGTTTATTATCTGGTACGAATCCGTTTTTAGCACCACAGAATCTGCAGGCTATATAGTAACCATTTTTATCGTTATGGAATCTGTCCCCGGAATCTTGATCAATTTCAAATACTTTTGGATTTTCTTGTAGTTCCTCTAACAAAGCAAGTGCCTTACCACATTTTAAACATTTTATTATTGGGATTTTATCTTTCATTACTTTCCTCCATCAGCAAAAACATTAATTATTTTCAGCAAGAGATCCGCATCATCCTCTTTTACCTTAAGTTCATATTCTTTATTATCAATAGTTATTTTTAGGGTTTTCATTTTTATTTAATATCTGTTATTTTTTCTTTTTCTTCAGCATTATCAGATTTGATTTTTTGAACTAATTTCATATCTCCACCACAAATTGCACATTTTTTATCTTCCTTTAATTCATCAAATTTTCTTCCGCACACTTTACACATATAATATCTTTTGTCATTAACCATTTTTTACTCCAATCTTTAATGTAGAACATTTCTTAAAATAAAACC